TGGCATCTAATCACCTTCCTTCGATTTCTGAAGCTTAATTTCTGCCTCAATCTTGCATGTTAAATACTCCGACAGGTCGGCATGTGCCATAGTCAAAAATGCAAGTGCCTTAGTTGACAATAGCGACATAGCTTCTGTTCGTGCTTTCCTTAATGCTTCTTGCTGTGACTCCTTATTCCATCCACCGTTATCCCTAAGAGCATCAACATAGGATTGGGATGTGTGCAACACAGCAGTAGTCACAGCATCTTCCACCTCTGATATGTATCTTTCTGCCAGCTCACAATCAAGATTCACTCTTGCTTCGTTAGCTTTTGCCTTCAAAAACTGAACAACAAATGCAGTAATGATCGGTACAACAACAGCTATTACTGCCTCCAATAATGTTGTCAAAAACTCTTGCATGACTATGATCTCCTTTCTTTCTGCTCATAATACGCACAATTCTTTCTGCTGTCCTTGCAGGGATACGCCCGTCCACTTGGGCGCGGTCTTGCACAAACAACAAGGCCCAGCGGAGAGTAAGATGCGGAAAATCTGTCTTCTTTATCACGCCGATAAGCTGTTGTGCCGTGTGTGCATGTTTTGCAGTCAATTACTATTTTGCTCATGTCTCTCCTTTCTGCTGCTGGCGATTTCCACCTCGGCCCCGAAGGCCCTTACCTTTAGGTTACCCGAGAGAATAAAAACGGAAGAAATTATTCCAGCGGTCGCCACCGTTGTTATTGCGGCCACTGTTTTTGCAAATTCACCATCTGCTAAAATTATGTAAATGGTTGTTACGACCCAAAGATCGGCCAAAATCCAGCTTCTCCCTGCGTACTTCTGATTCTTCGTTATCAGGTACGCTCCGGGGACAGTCAAAAGAAATAGCCCCATACAAAAAAAGGCTATCCCCCAATGTACTTCATGCAAAATCTCCACCTCTTTCCTTTAGCAACTTCTAATCAGGAATCCAATTGGGATACAGAACAAGATCAGAGCCGTCAAGAATAATAATACTATTATTAGCTATATAGTTACCGCTAATAGGATTGCCAATCTTAAAACCATTGCTGATAAAACCGGGTCTATTTAAACCAAGAGCTTCTGCTGATTGGACGTTGAACTCGGCACCGTGATTCTCTAAGCTAAATTTGCCTGTATAATCAGCATCGGGATAAAAGTTCCGATAGCTAACTTCTGATAAACGCCCTCTGTTAGGAACTTCAATAACTATTTGATTATCAAGAAAACAACCGCCAAATCCATCAGAGTCGGGCAAGTAGACTCTGGGGAAGGCAGCACCGCTGGGAGCAAAAACAGCACCGTTGAGCTTATTACGCATTTTGACAGTTCCCCCATCATCATAAGGCGCCCCATCAAAAATTAGAGAGTGAAAGGGGTTATTTGTAATCGGATCTGATGCAAAAACTTGAAATGATCTGATTTCACCAGCTGCTACTCTATTATTAGCTGCTGAATTAGTAAAAACCCCAAAATTTCCTGAAAAAGCATTGATTGTAGGTACAGTAAGCTCGACTATTATGTTGCCATTTAGCAATAGATAACGCTTGCTGTCCGTTGGGGATACCTCCATGGAGATATACTCAATCTGGCACCAATCACCAGGATTTGGTGTCTCTGAATAATAAAGAGAACCCAGGAAATTAACAATTCCAAGAATATTATCCGATGATCGTTTGATAACTTTCTGAGAACCGTGACCGAAAAGCTCAGTGTAGTCGCCCATTGTATCGTTATACCATTTAACTACTACCCTGATCGCAACATTGTGCCCGGCGATGTTACCAATATTAGGGATATAGCTATTTCCGATACCTGCTACAGTATTAGACACAAGAGCAAGGTCATTTGAGGGCTTTACCTCTTCTGCAATAAGCTCTCCTGCCAAAAATACGCCACCTATTATTGTTTCGGAAATTAGTTCTCCATCATGAAATATGCCCATAATTTATACCCTCGGAAAATAGGTCGGTGTTGTTGGATTAGCAGCACTATAGATCTGAGCAGCTGCCTTATTCAAAGCTACAAATGGTAGAGGTGCAGATACACCGGGGACACCCTGAGATCCTGTTAGGCCTATTGGCCCCTGGGAACCGACAGGTCCCTCCGGTCCTTGTTGTCCCGTGTCTCCTTTCGGTCCTACATTACCTTGCAGGCCTTGTGGCCCTGGATCACCTTGCGGCCCAGGATCCCCCTGAATTCCTTGTGGCCCTTCTGGCCCAGTTACGCCGGGTGTTCCCTGTATCCCCTGCAAACCTTGAGGGCCGGGAGAACCTTCTTCCCCTTGGGGGCCTTGTATGCCTTGGGGCCCCATCGGGCCTTCCTCACCTCTAAAAAGAATACCTTTCCCCTCAGCGGGAAAGGTATTAGTTATGCCGCTGAATATATATAGTAAACCATCAGCATCGACCACATAAGCATCACCCGGGGAGGCAATAGAAGGAAGATCAGCCCATGTCGGAACATTGTCCTTAATATTGATTCCGACGCCATCCTCCCCTTTTGGCCCCTGTATGCCTTGTGCTCCTTGCGGCCCCTCCGGACCGTCATTGCCTTGTAGGCCTTGTAAGCCTTGTATTCCCTGTGGGCCTTCGGGACCAACGTCACCTTTTGCCCCATCAGCTCCAGGCTCTCCTTGGATGCCTCGGGGGCCAGCTTCTCCCTGTGAGCCTTGCTCACCCTGCAAGCCAGGTTCACCTTGGATTCCCTGCAAACCTTGCAACCCCCGAGGGCCTTCCGGACCTTCTGGACCTTCTGGACCAGTATCACCTTTGAGACCTTGCTCTCCCGTATTGCCATAAAGCACAGCTGTTACATCCCGCCAGGCTCCTTTAAAATATTGCCACATCACCCCTGCTACTACTATAAATGTAATGTTGTTGATTAGGCGTTTGGGATTTAGGGCGAAGAAAACATCGCGCTCACTTTTGTCTAAAAAAAACAGATCATTGGGTATGTACGGAGGCGGCGGGAATTGAATTTGATTGGATAGAGACTCGACAACAAAAAAACTAAATCTGTCAAAAGTCAATAATCCTATCGAAGTAGTGATTTCCACACTGGCCGTGATCGTTCCGGGAAACAACAACTCATGCCCCCGGAATTTATAAATGATGGTACCGTCTTCGCCATCCACAGTTACCGGTCGCCCCTGGATAGTAGTTCGGTGTCCTTTATGCCCAAACATGCTGAAATTAATAGCCAATACTGCACCGGCAGGAATAGTAAATGGTTGGCTATTCTTGTCCACAAGATGAAGGGTCAATGGATATGAATTAATATCCCCCTGGGTATAACATATCTGGGTGGGCATTATTGCCGGCGGTTTCGGCGGAATAGCTTGGTATAACTTCAATGTAATTTCATATGGTTTTATCATTAGCCTGTCCCCCTTATAATAGCCCAAATTGCCTCAAATTCCGGCTGCAATGCTCCGCAAACCAGCTTGTACTCATATATACCTTGTAAATGCTCCGGCAAGTAACTTATCAATTGTTTGCTAATTTGTACCGCCCCCTTTCGCTGCTAAGGCGGCATATACTTGAGCCAGTTCGATAGCAGCAGAAGCCAAAGCATTATAGGCAATACTGCTTTCCCTCTTGTCTTCATCGTTCGGGATCCGGCTAAGCAGCCGGGCCATAATAGCCTCGGAAGTATTACTTTCCATATCACGTAGCCACCTCTTTCTTTATTTCCAGCCAGCCATAAACTGTCTTGGCTTGCGCCTTGACTGACACTTTTTTCTTTTTCTCTTCAAGCTCAAATTGGCTAACTTCCAAAAAGCGATCATCAGCAAGGAGCGCTTCGGTAATTCGCCGGGGCAAATCAGCCAATATCAGGGGAATAGGCTGGCCCTCCAAGCTTTCCAGTTCTACCCCATAGTTCCAACTGTATATCAGATACTTATAGCGTTCTGTACTGAGGATCATATGAGCCGCCTGAGCGCAAGCCTCTAAGCCGTCTATGTTGTCTGCAAGGCACTTTTTTCGCCAGCTTATTCTTTGTGTCTTGCTGGACATACGCCCAATTTTATAGTTGCCGTACCTCTCCATTGTTGCCCTCCTACAGCTTGTCCAGTATAAGATATTGCTGCCCCCCTGCTTTTTTCAGCAGGATAACCTTATCGTTTACTGCCAGCCCGAACGGGATTGTAACCGTCCGGGTCCGGGTTATATTAATTGTATGGCTGTGGCTATCAAAGGCGCCGGTTCCGCTGCCGCCACTTGTATTGCCTGTAGATCCGCTTATAGTATCGGTTTCCGAATAACTGAAGCCCCTGACCAGGCGGCTTAATACCAAAAAATCAGCGGAGATGGTATCAGTATTGCCAGCATCATAAGTTACCGTTACCGCCAGCGGGCTTAAATTTGTAACGGTACCATATAAAAAATCTGCCGGTTGGATTGCAGACACCGCCGCTAGTGCTATCTGCCGTATATATACTGTTGCTTCATCTAATCCGCCCACAAGATCCCTCCTAGGTAACAAATGTGCCGCCGACAAGCCGCAAGTCCATGGTATGCTCACTGAGCGTAAAGCGATGAGTAACTTGATCTACCATCATGTAGTGATTGATTATCACATCACCAAGTACCAAACTGACAAAAAGAGAGCAGCCTGGCCTGACCCGTGCATCGCCGAACATATTCTTTATGTTTAGTTCTCTGGTCTTCTCGTTGTATAAAGCCAACAACTGCCCGGCTTTTGTGGCCGGATCTGTGCTTGTAGTGCTGTCTTCAAAATATTGCAACTTGCCCCAATTGGCTATATCATAGCTGCTTTGGGATATAAAAACATCTTTTCTGCCAGTAGCTTCATTGTCGCGGGCTATCTTGATTACATTATAGGTTTGCTTATCAATGCTGCTTGTGTAATCGTAGTTTTCTGCAGTTTCATCATCCAACAGGATATTTAGCTGCATATCCTTGATATTCCTTAGATCCAGATGGCCATAATTATCATAAAAAACATACAGCTCTCCTGTTGCGGTTAGCGTCTCATTAATGTTGTTTTGGATTATATCAATTGGGTTTACTCCAACCTCTTTTCTTTTTGGCACCTTGTAGCCGGTATCATCCACAAGTCCCCATCTAAGCTCGTATAAGTCTGCAATTTCTTTTAGAAGGCTTCCTGCAGATCTATTTTTATATTCTAAATTCATTTTATTGTTGGGGCCAGACAAGTATCTTAATTGGTCATAACATACCGTTTTGATATGTCGCATCCGATCCCTGGTCTTGGTAAAAACTCGACCTAAAAAAACATTTTGCCCATTCCATATCAGCTGAGCCCAATTCCCTTCATAAAAAGGATACACCGCTGTTTTAAGGACAGTAAATGTCATTTTCCCGGGTGTGAGCTTGCGGAATAACTCAACTGTCACCCCGTCAACAACCGGCGGCCAGAAGGGGTCTACGATCGGGTCAGCGCCAGGATAATTGGTTATCATTAGCTCCATTGCCATCTACATCACCGCCCCGGGCAGCACTAAAACAATACCCGGCTCTAAATTAACCGGGTCAATTATTCTGTCGCTATTTAACTCTAATATATCCTGCCAACGTTCGCCGTCACCAAGTAGCAGCTTGGCAATTGACCAAAGTGTATCACCTTCTATGGTCGTGTAGAATTCAGTTGACGGGGCAGTTAAAAGCTCCCTTATTTCACTTATTGCGAATGAGCCATCCGGAAGGGGCGTTAAGGTTTTCGGACCGTATGCCTTCCACCGTTTCAGCTCCATACTTACCCGGAAATCAAATAGATCTTCCGGGCTTTCATTTGCACTAAATGTTTCCAGCGTTACCCAGCCAGAATCCCCACCACCAGTATTCATTAAGGCATCACCAGTAGGCTTATGTCTGGCTAATGTAAATGTAAACGGCTTAGCGCTTTCCTTTATTTCGTCAAAAATATTAAAGTAGTAGGCTGCCGGTTGAGAGGGCAAGTAAGATAGCTGAAAATGGTGCTTCACCTGCGGAATAATGAACTCCAGGTAATAACTACTCAACCCTGCTAACTTAGGAATATTGATTTCACTTTCGTTTATTAATATAACTGTCCGGTTCTGATTTTTTATACTCCAGCGAAAACCGGACAACCCCAAGGGAAGTTCAATTTGGGACGGAAATCCAGGCTTAGTAGTTGGTAAGTTTTGAAAATATACATAATAAGCCATTAAACTCCCCCTGCCCCAGCTTCTACGGACATCCTCAGCTGTTCTGTTATGAAATCTCCGACCATGCTTAGATCAGAAGAATCATTAAATGTGTTGCTTATGCCACCTATATCAATCTGGATCCGGGTATTAGCTACCCGATCTATTGCCTTGCGCTCAGAAATATCTACTAAATAGCGCAAGTCTTCCTCAAGGGTTTGAACTATTTTGGAAGTGTTCTTGTCTATATTTCCAAGGCTTGATATTCCGCTTGATATTTCGTCAGAGTTAAATCTATCCCAATCAAAAGGATCCGGTTTTTTATTTTTTACTTCTAAAGCGCTGGCTACCTGAGCGCTTATATTGCCTAGCATTTCGTTACGACCAGGTATTAAGCCACTTAGCGCATTATTTGCTCTTATTTGATTAGCTTGTTTATTAATTTTCTCATCTATAGTGGTTCGAACATCCAATCCAAGCAGCCCGGTAGCGAAAAAGTCTAAGGCATCAGCAAAAAAATCAGACACGCCCTGTAATTTCTTATAGAGGCTTGCCAGGGCATCTTCGACGCTTGCCAAAGCGCCACGGGCTACCTCGCTATAGTTAAGCATTCCAGCGGCGGCATTATTCATAGCTGTATTGTGTGCTCCACTCCAATTAGTTATAACTGTTTGCGATTCTTGCATCACTTGATTATTGGCTTGTACCCGAATATAAAGTTCTTCTGATGCCTTACTTGTTTTTGCGATTCCATCAGCCGCAAAGAGGATCCCTGTAGCCACTGCAACCCATGCAACTGGGTTTAGGGATGCGGTCAGCAACCCTGTTGCAATTGCTGCGCCTTTTGTTGATACAATATAAAGGCCGATAGCAACCCCCACTCCCTTAATAATAGGCCCCAGCTTACTCCAATTATCTTGCCCCCACTCTACCGTGGTATTAAGCTTTTCCATCCCCCATATCCCAGCGTTTAGTACACTTTCGGCAACATTCCCAATACTGTAAATCAATTTCTCAATCTGAGGTAGGGCATTCCTGATTTTTTCTACGCCTTCAAGCACCTTAGGATAGAGTTGATCAGCTACTTTTGTTTTCATATCAGCAATATCATTTTTTAAGGCTAATACTGCCCCTCGATGGGTTTCGGACATCACATCATATAATTGCCCCCAGCTATCGGTAACTATTTCATCTATAACAAGGGCTTTTTGCATGTCGGTACCAGTATTAAGGATTTCCTTTTGCATTTCAGTAACTTCGAAGCCTTTTTTCTTCAGGGCGTCATAAGCACCGACAGTGGCCTTACCAATGCCGGTTGCCAAGTCGGTCATCTTGCGGGGGTCAATATCCGTCCCCTCCATACCAACGGCATAGTTCGTGAGCGTAGCCATCAATTTGCGGGTCGCCTCGGGGTCTTGGAAGTATGTAGCAAGTTCCATGGCTCCCGCCATCATGGTATCGCGGGAAAACATCCGGTATTTTTCCGCCTCTTTCGCAAGCATTTCATAAGCAGCACGACCGCTGCCCATATTGGCCAATACTGTTTTGAGCTGATAGTTTATTCTTGTCGTTTCGTCATTAGCAGAAATTAGATCACCAATCCAGTTAATGCCCTTCTTTATGGCAGCAATACTGGCTACGGTCTTTACGATCCCCATAAGTTTGCTGTCCAAGCTCCCTGCCGCCGATGCCCCGTCTCTGATTTTTTGGTTCAACTCATTCTGACTACTACCAGCCTGGTTTAAAGTATTTTTAACTGCTTCTGCATTCCCGTTAAGCTTATCCATGGCCACGCTGGCTTGAGCTAATTGCTCACGAGCATCCTGCAAGCTGCTCCGGTCAAAAATAGCTTTAGAATGGGTTTGGGCCGCTTCGAAAGCATTATTCATGATGTTCATGGCCGTGATTATGTTCTTGATCGGTGCGGTCATTGCATCATTTATTTTTAGGGTTGCGCTTAAAGTGCCCATATTGCCTCCATCAAAGCCCTGTTACTTGCCAAACAGGGCTTTTTCCTGTTCTTCCCGCTTACGCTGTTTTTCGTCCTCTTGTTGTTTTTCTGACCTCTTCAGCATCAAAGCAACAATAGCAGCCTGCTCCTTACGTGGTAAGCTAAAATATTTTGAGGGCTCCCAGTGCAACTCAAACAGACAAAAGTCTATTATATTGATCTCCGGGCCGCCCTCATCTATTAGTTTTTTGCCTGTTCTACCAGGCTGCCAAAGTTATTAATACCGTTTGCTTCTTGGACCTTGGCAAGATATTTAATGTATTCACCAGGAATTATCAGCATGGCCCTCAAAAGCTTATCAGCCCCCTTGACGCCATAACTATCTTGCAACTCGGCGCTGTTGAGATTGGGGAAAACCGTGCAACGAGCTGCGAAACTTGCATTGTACTTATCGGCATTCAAGACTTTTGTTGTGGGATCAGTGCATGTTTTTCTGATGTCCTCATCTTCATCGAGGGTAATTGCGCAAATCTCCCATTCCAGAGGTTTACCTTCAGGATCAACAAAGCGCTTGGATGCCACATATTTGATATTTTCAACCGGCAATGCGTTTTCTTTCAAAAAACCACCAAAACTTTGCATATCATTTATCCTTTCTTTTTATGGAGTACTTGTCATGCCGGGCAGCAAATCGAATTCTTGCGGCATGTCCCAATCATCAAAGGTGCCGCTAAGATCTTCGGTAAGAATGTCTTCCCCGGCAATCATTTTTGCTAAGGTTGCGTTGTCGATCAGGCAGCCGGTGTGGGTGATTTTTTGGCTGCCGGCATCGGATGACGGATCCTCATTGACTGCTTCACACTCAAAGGGGATAAGTTCTCCGGTGTCCTTGAAGTGCAAAAGCCATGCTCTAAAAATAGATGTGTTGTAGTACACGGTAGCACTCCAGGTTCCCTTCGATACGCCGGCCTTATGTTGCAGTATCGTAAATCCCAATACAGGAACTTCCCGGTTATTGATAGCCAGCCGGGATTCAAAATTGATGGCCTGCATCACATTGTACCGGTTGCCATTAAGCGTCACATAAAAGTCTGCTAAAGACGCAAATACTGCATCCTTACCTCTCATTTTTTTTCTAGTTGACGGCATTCCTTCACATCCTTTCGGTCACAAAAATTTTATAGGTTACAAGAAAATGCAGCACATTATCAATGATCTCATACTGCAAATTAATCCCGCGTACCGGGCCGTCCGAAAGCTGTATCACCCTCAAAACGTCTCTGAGTTTTTCTGCTACAGCCAACATGTCCTTGTTTTTATGTAGCCCTTGCAGTGGGAAATAATGCACATCGAAGGAATACTGGTATAGCGATCGGGCGCAAGGATGCGGCTCTTCGAGAGCCATCAAAGGCAGGATAAAAAAATAAGGCCCTTTAAGGTCTTGCGGTAGTTCTTCGTGGCTTATCCCTACAGCAGACCCGAAAGCCTTTCTTATGGCAAGGCTAATGCCTTCTGCCACCATGCCGATCAATTTATCCCGCCCCCTTTTCTTAATGCCTCCATCAACCTGCGTTCAACAATCTTTTCCAGCTGCCCCTCCATTTCGGCCATACTCTTAGTTAACATAAATCTACCGGGTACCCATGATTTTTTAAGCCGCTTCCTGATCGCCGGTACGAACCGGCCGGGGGTTTGCCGGTGACCGTACTCAACATAGTCAGCGTATTTAGTGTGATTATTAATATTTACCTCCGGCTCGCCGGCTGCTGATCTGAGTTTGCCAATCCTCCAATTTCTGCGTAAATTTCCAGTATCAACAGGAGTTCTTTTTCTTACTTTAGCCAGCAATCGTCCGGCGCCCTCATTGAGCGCCGCCTCGCATATAACCTTGCCGTCCAAGGATTCCAATTGCTTTTGCAAGTTTTTCAGCTGGCTAAAATCAACACTCCCCCACCTCATCATGCATATTCCTCCCAAAGTTCCAAGCTGATTTCTTGATGGCTGCCATATTTGGCAGGTTGTCCGCTGTTTTTATAGGTGGCTGGCATACAATTTTGAGTAACAATAATTTTGCAGCCCGGCGGAATAACTAATTCCGGAGAAATAAACAACTTAATTTGTTGGTCTATTATTGCCCCGGTATTAGTCTGCTGTGCTTGATTCCTTTGGGTCTCATAGGACAGGCGACAAGGTTGGGCTACATAAAGTAACACCTCTTCCAGCTCATTTTCACCGTTATCAGGGTTTATGCTACTGGTGTAGCCGTAAATATCGCAAACACCCTCGTAAAGGCGCTCTATGGCCGCTCTGTGCCTCGCATAATTAATTACCATCGCATCCTCCGAAAGCTCACTAAAGAACTGGATGTGCTGCCCGCAGCCATCTTAGCAAAAATCTTGTCCAGCTGAGTCGAAAAAGATTGCTCATCAGCCGATTCTACCGATGTATCGCCGATTTTTATTTGTTTTATTGCTGCGTTTTCAGCTAAAACATCCAAATCAAGATCGCCTTGAGCCTTTTTGGCTTGTAGGAATTCACCAACAACCATGTCAATCATGACCTGATGCAGTTCTTTGGGAATTTCCTTGCAGGCTGGGATATGACAAAAGGTTCTGACATGGTTGACTACCTTATCAATTAAAAATCCCAAGGCAAAGTCATCCTCAGGAGTAGCGATATTGCCAAAGGTGGCCAGGCGCTGAATCACATCGGTTTTCATCTTCAAATGACTTCACCTCCCAAGTATTTCACAAACAGCCTCAAAACAAGCGATCTACGCAGCATTATATAGTATTTGCGACTTGTCTGCCGCCAGCGCATAGCCCCACTTGCCATTCTCAGTAGTAACCTGCTCGCTGTAGGCAGCCGGCAGTACAGCCGCCTTGCCGTCTTTGTACAATCTCCCGTTGGTATTGAGATCCGAAAAGAAAGTAAAGCCATCGGCGAAGGGTTTACCTGTGAAGTCGGCGACTGATACCTCAAAGGTTTGAGTGTCGGGGTTGTATTCGAGGATGCCGCCGAGAGCATTATTTGAAACTGTAATCTTTCCGCCGGCAGTGGACCAGTGAGCCCATGAGCGGCCAGCAGCATAGGATGCCTTGCCGGCTCCGCCAGCAGTATCAATACGTATTATTCCGGGATCCAGGTAACTACTAAAGAAGAGAATACCGTTTTCTTCAAACTCCAAACTCCATCCATAGCTTAATGGATATAGCTGAGATATGCCGCCACCAGGATTGACTCTTAATATCCCAGGTGACCCACCTGACGTAATAGAGATTGCGCTTGCGTAAATATTGCCCGCAAGGTCCTCTGCAACCTTCCAGTTATAGCTGTAGGCGTAGGTTAAATTAAAAACAGAGACACCCTGGTCATACTCCAGGATACCATAAAAACTACTGCTTGGGCCGTAGGCTACCAATCGGCCTGCGCTGCTTTCGAAGAGAGCAAAATTATATCCGGTACTCCAAACAGAATCAAAAATCTCCATGACGGGATCCCACTGCAAAATCCCCAGATTTGAGTTATTCGTCGTCCAGGCAAATAACTTACCGGTTGAGGTTTTAAAGAAGCGCCAAGAGTACCCTGTAGGAAATACCCTTGTAATGGCTGTTTCATTTCGCATCCAAATGCCAACTTGGTCAGTCCCATTAGTGTCGCTGGCAATAAAATCATTACCGGCATTATCGGCTATAATATTTGCATAATTATATCCGGTACTTAGCAGCTGCACAAATGCGTTTACGGTGCTATCCCACTCTAATAGCCCCGTAACGCTAGCCGTAGCGGAGCATGCAAATATCTTGTTTCCTACTTCTAAAATTCGGTAGTTGTAACCTGCACCCCAAACTTCATCCCAAGATTGTGCAAGCGCATTCCAGCGTTTAATCCCTAATGATGAGCTAGTATTAGAAACAACAAAAAGCCCCGCTGCGGTAATGCTGGGCCTATACCAGGCAATACCTGCTGTTCCGGGAATTTGCTCAAAAGTATTTTTGCTCCATATCCAAATACCAGCTGCATTACCACTGTTGCAAGACGCGAATACCTCTCCATCCGGACCCTCAAAAAAAAGCCAGTTGGTTCCGGTCGCAATAACCTGTACTACATCTTTGGTATCCTTATCCAGCCACCAAATCCCCGTATTACTGCCGGAGTTTCCAAAAAACATCTCCCCCTTGCTGCTCATGAACGGATTCAGAGTACCCGCCCGCAGCATTTCCGGGATTTCTACGTTCTCGTAACCGGTTAGGGGAGGGGTGATAGGGGTGGTGTTATTCTTTTTTTTTATCCAGTCCTGTACTTCTGCATCAAGAACATATGTATTTCCGTCCTCAAGGCATACAACATCACTACCGAATGCTATCTTAATAGGCCCCGGCAAATCTGGCATATCAGATAGATTTGTCATATAGAAATGGCACATGAGTTTATCATTAACCATATCTGGTCTTTTTCTGTCATAAATCATACTACTACCTCCTCTCCCATTATTGAATTATCTTCAGAGAGATTAAATTTCGCGATTATCTCTTCTAAGGTTGCCGATTGAGGGTTTTTAAGAGTTTTTACTTTGACCTTGCTAGAGGTTACCGTTACGCTTTCAAGCTCCTGCGTTACGATAACCTTGTTTTTGGCGATAATAGATACTTCTTGAAAGCCCTTGCCTTCTTTCATGTAGATCTTGCCGTCAGAAATATAGTACATGTCATTACCTCCGATCAGCCGTTAGAAATAATTTTGGCGAGGGGAATCGTCTTCGGGTCTGCGATAATGCTCCAGTTAGCGGTGTTAGCAAGTTGGGCATTTGTGGGAGATGCAGTATAGCCAACGGGTTTTGCAAAACTGAAGCCGTTGGGATGGATGGTTTCCCTAATACGGGTATACAGTGTGTCAATACCACCCTTTGTTTTTGCATCCCTTTCCACCTCTGAGGGCGTTTTTACAGATGCCGGCGCAAACTGTATTGCACCGATCCCAAGAAGATAGGTGACATACTTTTCAGCTTCTGTTGTTGTAGCGGGGATGTATGGCGCTCCGTCATCAATTATTGCGACTCGACCGTTAATGTCACCAATACGCAACTGGCGCTCAATACCCCGGCTATCCGTATACCGACGGAATCCAAGTAATTGCAGATTTGCCCAGCGAGTAGCAACCTTAGAGTGAGCAAAAACTAGCCTAATCTGATCAGCAGCATCACCAACAGCTTTTTGTGATGCATCGCCAATAGTGGTTTCTCCGACCTTATTAGCATCAGTAACAGTTGTGGTTGAGCTGCTTATATCTGTGATATGGTTTGCCCAATCGGCAAAAGCACCGGTACCCACAATATCAAAAATAGCATTGATAATCTGCAGCATTCTGACCTGTCTATGTTTTTGCCAGTATTTTACAACCTGGCTGGTAATTTGTTGCATGGGATCAGCCCCGCTATTATAATCAAAAGTGAAGTCCCGCGCTATCCAGCCCCGGCTGCGTCCATAGACAATCCCTTGTTGAGATCCGCCTTCCGTGTAATCAGAGGGTATGTCTGTTTGACCATCGTAGTTTGAGGGCTCCCCTCCAATGACGTGATAAAACGGCAGTGTGTAAAAATCTGATCCGTTTGATATTAGTTGCCGCAATTCGGCATTGTCAACGACCGCCCCGCTTTCAATCATTGCGGTCAGAGTCGGGTCTTTTGCATTCTCCCAATTATAGTTGAAAAGTTCAGGGTCAAATGGGTATCCAAGATAATTAGGCATATAACTTACCTCCTTGTGTTTGTTATTTTAGTTCTGTTCTCCAGTTTGGGTTGTCTTTGATATACTTTTGCTGCTCTTCCGTGCCAAGGCCTAGAAACTTTTCCTTGGTCATAGCATCGCCGCCGGGAGGATCCTTCTTGCTGCTTTCTCCGGGTACCATGCCGGCTAATTTTATCGCCTGCTCAGTCCCAAACAAAAAGGCAGTAGATTTATCTCCTGCCAGTCTTGTTATTTCCTCAGTCAATCCTTTTACCGTGCCATCTTCGCCGACTTTGGCATTTTCTAAGAATTCGACCAAAAACGGCCTTACAGCTCTTGCGTCTCGTGCCTTAGCCCCAGCTAATGCCCGATCTACTGCGTTTTCGAGCCTCAGTGCGGTCAGCTCACCCGCATGTTTTTCACTTTGCGCCTTATTGTCGTTTTGCAAGGTTTCAATTTGCTTCTTCAGGGCTTCAGCATCTCCGCTTGATTTTTTCAGATCTTCCAGTTGCTTGTCACGATCTGCCAAATCGTCCTTGGCTTGCTTTAATGCAGTTCCTTGAGTATTAAAATCATTCCTGGCCACAAACTGCTTACCAAGCTCCACGGCAACCTTGCCGTCTATTTCTTCAGTGTAGCTTTCGCCAATAATTTCTTTCAACCAATCCAACATCTTATGCTCCTTTCAACCGCTATCCTTTTTAGTCCGGCAAGTCCCGGTATTGCGGCGCTGTACTTCTTGTCCGCCCAGCCTGGCGGTAATTTTTTTGGGTATGAAAAAACCACCCGGTGAAAGGTGGTTTGATAATAATTATTTTTGGGTTAATTTCTTAAGCACAACTTCTTTGTGAAACTCTTGGAAACTGTAATCGGGGTTTTTCTCTAACAAGCCCAAATACACATCGTTCCAGTCCCCGTTTATCAGCTTATTGTACTTTATCAGATCGCCTCTGATCTTTTCTTTTCCGTAATCCTGCACATAAGCCTGGTCATACCATTCAACGCTTTCTACTTTCATCCCAAGCATCTATACCAAACCCCCAAACATCTTATCAAATTCCCGGATAATTTCAGTTAATAAGCCATCAAACTCCGGAATCTCTATCATGTTTGCATTGAGATAACTCAAGTTAGCAAAAATCTCCAGAGATTTTAAACGTTCCGTCCAGTTTGGATGACCTATTTGTACTTCTATTTTGTTGTTAGACAAGGCTGACAATATATCCTGGAAGGCCGGGTTCACATCACCCAAAGAAGCATACAACTTATTATATTCAACAAGCTTGCCTGAAATCCTTTTAGACGCAGCGCTTATGGCATCTGTAAATCCTGTATTCTCCCATGACTTTACGACAAGAACATCATACCTGTGCGCCAACTCATGGCTGTAAACCATGTTAGCGGTTTGCTGATATTTGGGAAGCTTCAGGAATTTTTCGTTGAAGATCATTGCATCCCTGTCCGGATCATACCCGAAGCCGCCCATTTGCAGCGGATCATTTACCAATTCAGTATTATTTGCATAATAGGTGTAAATGTTTTTATAGGGTTCTTGCATGTTTTCCGCATGGGCTTTGAATTCTTCAAACCCTTTTATGGCATCCGTTTTGCTTGCAATAAGTATCCCAGGTGCATTAAGCAGCTTAATTATCTTTGGATCCGCTATTGCCTTGGGGGCACCTTTAACAAATTTCTCTTTCCATTCAGGATATTTCATATTTGCCGGCACAGTATAATAACTTTTGTCCTCAGCTCTGGCTGCCCGCTCCCCTCCCAAATCCTCAAAATAGGGGGCTGTAGTCGACCGGCAATAAACGTGGAATGGAGGGGCAGTTACTCCGGGTTCAAATTGCGACAAGGGTAAATGCTCCCCATCCCAGCTCTGGCAAATAGCACTTGTCCTATTATCCAATGTAGCTACAATTTCATACTCTTTAACCCCCATTTCCTTATAGCTTGCCAGATCGGCGCTGGCTGCAAAAAAGGCGCTCTCTGTCCTTACTAAGCGCTCTGCTTGGCTTTGAGATACGCCCATCCTCTCCGCTATCCTACTGGCAATTTCTTTGGGCCCGTCACCCCGAATTAGCCCTTGGGTCAACTCAGTTTGTAAGGTATTGACCAGTTTATCCCGCTCTGTCCAGATCCGGTCTGAGAAGTTCCGCCCGTCCGCCGCCCAAGGCTTTGATAGTATCCGATCGACTTTATCAAAATTAATCTGTTGGATCTCCCGGCCATAGCCAAAGCCTTTTTGGGTATCAAAGGCTGTGTGTAAATAACTGTTGTCAAAAATATCTCTACCCAGCTGAGTAACACCATCGTGATGTTTGGCCATTACCATTTCAACATTTTGCTGCATTTGGAGTTTTAAACTGTCTAAGCGGCTTATATGTACTCTGGCGCTGGCATTCTCCAGCTGCTTTATCCAGCGCCCATCAAGATTATTCTCCTGGCCGGCTTTTATGTATTCCTCGACCGTCCATTTCAGCTCTTTCAATTCGCCGGCTTTAAGCCACTGTTTTGCCTCAGTTAAGGTAATCTCATTATTAACCGCAAGCCTCTGGTACCAGACGGCTATTTCCGCTTCTATGCGCTTGGTGGCCGCCGCATATTCACGATTCAGGCTTTTTATGTATTCCTCGCTTTTGGCGTGGGTGGCTTGCTCCAACAGTAGCGCCCGGCCGCGCCAGTAATCGCTGCTTTTCATTTGTCCTTATCACTCCACCCGCAAGCTCTGCACCAGTTGTAGTCTAAGTCCTCTGCCCATTCGATTTCTTTTCCCCCACAATTTGGGCAAAAGTTAATCCCGATTGGGCCTTTCTTACCTTGGGGTCCCGGCGGATCAGGATGCCCTTCCCTGCCAACGTATACGGGAAAGTGCCCCTTTTCACCTGTAGTTGATTGCCGATAACGATTATATATTCCATCGCAGACCGATTCGAGGCAATTGTTAAATATGCCCGGATTATCAACAAGCACTGCATGAAGTGCTCCTGCCAATTCATCTGTCTTTTTCTCATCGTGATCATTATATCCCAAATGGAAATAAATGGCGTGAACAAGTTCATGCAGGAATACTCTTTCTTGGCACTCTTTGGCAGAAGGCCGGATTTGAATTTTTTGCTGCCTATAGTTGGTTTCGCCTAAATAATCCTGCCCAAGCGAAATATTTTCGGTTACTTTTACCGAATATGTTTGCCCGCCAATTTTAACTTTGTCCGGTATCTGCATTGCTCAATCCTCCTACTATCCTGTACTCGCTATGAACTTCAAAACGCTGTGCGGTATATCTTTTTTACTTGGGTAAGACTTGCTTCTAGCCCTATGCGTTGCAGCATAGAAGCCGTTATTATCTTGGGCCACTCCACAGCTGTAGCGCCTACCGTCTTTTGTTATAGACTTTTGAATCACTTTGATACCACAATGGTCAAATGTTTCCACCTTCGCCATCTCCTTTCTGCCCAAAGGCTCCCGAATAATTCTCACTGGCAGCTTTATCTTCTGCTTCTAGTCTATCTAGCTCTCCTCTGATGTCGCTGATAAAAGGTACTTGGGCGATCAGCGTTTCATTGGAGATTCTTACTCCGCTCCCTTGTAGCATCTTCATGATTTCCGATTCGTTCATCAGCATGTCGCGGTTGAATATGATCTCAACTTCAATACTGCTGAAATCGCCTTTGCCGACGTTTTGCAAGTGAATATTAATAAACCACAGCAATTCCTCGAAGCTCGCTTGAAACTCCGTTTCCATTTTGTTTGCATCCAGGTCTATGTCGTTATACATGCTCTGTAGGTTCATTTGGTTAGGATTTCCGCCAAGACGGTCATCTTTGGCATCATACCCCTTTGCGTTTTCTACTAAAGCCCGCTTAAGCAGTTTCAGAATCAGCTCATAATTCTGGGCATTGACTGCTATGCTTAGTGTTTCAACTCCACCTTCTACACCGTCCTGGCTACTGACTTTAACTGCCCGGTATGCTGTTAAATTGCGGCGGAATTGGCCAAGATCTTCCCCGTCATAATTTCGGATCACAAGGATAGCGTTGCCGGGGTCTTCTTGCATTGCATTAAGGATATCGGACAGCATCAGGTTAATTGCATCCTGTAGACACTTAACTTTGTTAATCAACGGGATCTCCTTGGAATTATACTTCCAGGCGATGATCGGAACCCTGCCCCAGCCATACCCTTGCTCCCCATCTTCCCCCTGTAGGGTTACATGGGGGCCGGAAGGATTGTCTGGATCCTGGCTAAGTACGCCATTATTTACTTCAAAACGATCAACCCGATCAGGCCAGTAGATCTCCACTTTCTCTACTGTGATTTCTGAGTTCCCTTCCCACCCCTGAACCTCATAGTGACGCAAAAGGCAATCCAATTCGCTATGTTCGGAATCCCTCCAGAAGGGCAAGCACTCGTAAGGCGCAAACCGCTTAAATCGTAGCTCTAAACTCTTATCGTAATACGGATGCAGCCAACCTACTGCCCCGTTCAGGCTATCCATGCCCAGATTGTTGAGCGTCCGATGGAATCGCTTATTGAGGATGCTTTGCAGCTCTGTCTCGTATGTTTTGTCTGCTTCATTTTCCTTGGTTTTGTCGCCTACGCTTATAGTCAATGGCTGCCCTAACAAGTAATTAGTCTTTTGGTCGACCATATTAGCGTATTGGTTATCAACAACATGATTATTTGGCAGGTTATCTACAGTTTGCAGTTTTCCGCATTCGTCAATAGCCTGCCGGGGGCGTTCCAGTATTTCCTGTTCACCCTTATAGTACCGCTCTCCGATGATTTGGCTTTTGCGGGCTTCGGAAGCTTTCCATTTAGCAATTTCAGCTTCAAAAAATTGATTTTGCGTCATGGCACCCCGCTTGATCACGGCGGTAATCATGTCTGTTGCTGTTATCATTTTTAACCTCACTGAAAGCTAAGCAATGAGCCCCGGCCGGTCTTCTCTGCAATGCCGGTTGTGCAATCGGGCGCATCGTCGTGCTTGTTTTTACCTTCCCTCTGATATGTAGTCATAGCCTGATAATATTCCGGCCAACGGTCCCGCCAATTTGCCGGAAAATAAAAATGCTCCATTACCCATGTGGCATTGGATATGATTCTTGCCTGCTTATTTTTGCTCTGATGGAATGGCTTAATCTTGGTATGGTTGCTCCTATACTCTTCTCTTAGGGTACGCTCAACCGCCCGGGCAAACCCCCGGCCGCCGCTGTTACTCTCAATATCAGCCACATTCACTCCATCCTCGTGAAGCATTTGGGCAGTAGCCGGCTCGGTTTTTTCCATTGGCGCCTTTGTGTACAAAACATTTAAAGCATAGGCTTCGCCGTTATAAACTCCGTAGTCAATACTACAGAGGTAATCATCCCCGGTGTCGGCGGTGTCTGTGTAATTTCGTATCTCCGTAAAATGCGGCGGCAGCTTGTCATAAGTTTTGAACTTGCTATAAAGCCGGCCTTTTATGTCAATCGGCTCCTGCTGATAGTTTGCGGCGGCTATATCCGCCCCCATGGCCCTTGTCTTCTTCTCGTAGCTTGCCCGTGACAGTATTTCCGGACAAAGCATCGTTCCATCATTCTGCAAAGCCTTATAGGAGATGTGCCGGATTCTGGTTCCGGCCTCCTGATAGTATGCCAAAGCCCGGCCAGCGGGATCTTGCGTATGCCATCGGGTCATAATAAAAATGACCTTGGCCCCTTCTTCGAGACGGGCTATCATCGTGTTTGTATACCAAAGCCAAAGTTTTTCTAAGACATCAGAATTGTTAGCCTCGATTGCAAGTTTGATCAAGTCATCAAGGATCAGGAGGTCAGCACCGAACCCAGTAGACGTGCCGGTAGGAGACGTTGCTAAATAGTTTTGATACCCTTCTTCTAAACTCCAAAGATTCATGGCAGAATCGCCTTGCCGGATACGCACACCGGGAAAAACATCACTGTAAACAGCGCGATCGGCATCAGCCTTCAATTCAGCTATCGTATTTCTCACAGCCTTGGCGAAAGAGGTCGACAACGTTTCGTTGTATGATCCAGTCATGATCTTCTTCTTCTGATTTCGGCCTAAAACCCACTCCACAAAGCAGCCTACTGTGCGACTCTTACCGTGCCGGGGTGGCATGTTGACAATCAAAACCTCGTCTTCCGATTCATAAAACCCCTGCAGTTCCTGGCAAAACTGAACCAAAAAGCCCCGCTCTCTTTTGTAAAAGTCCGGGGCCTTCAAGCGACAATATTCAAAGAAATCCCTTCGGGCCAATTCCAGCCGGGCGCCTTGACGGATCGTATCGCTAATCACCGCAATCACCGGCTAACTTGCGTAGTTGATCCGTGGTAAGACCGGCAAACGGGTTATTGATTTCACCAGTAAGCTCAATTTTGTCTTTAAACAGGCCCAAATACCGACTCAACATCTCTAACGCCTTTGGCTTGTCGTGAAGTTTGATTTCTATGCCATTAGCGCCTTGTTTAATACCGGCTAAAGCAGCCAACTTCTCTGCCGGTAAACTGGTAGTGTCGCCTATCTCCACATGTTGTACTTTTCGCATCATATAAACCATCTCTGCAGTCTCTGGATCAAGAACCCTAACAGGCAGCTCCTCAGTTATCACCCGGACAAAATCGGAGGAGTTAGCAAAAGCGATAGCAGCCAGCTCCATCAGCACCCGCTCTTGGGTAATTTCCAGCTTACTCTGCAGTTTTGCCTGTCGGACTTGCAAGGCAACCTGAATATCAGGTTTCGACAGGTTTTCGCTTCCCATGCGATTTGCAGTCTTCGCACTATACCCGGCCCGGATCGCCGCCTGAGTCGCATTGAGATCGACCAGATATTCCAAGACAAATCGCTTTTGCTTATCAGTAAGCCTTGTCATAATCACCACCTCATAAAAAGACCACCCATCCCCTGGGCGGTCTTTTGCTGCTTACAGTATAACATGGATTTTACTACTTTTTACTACTTTTTTTAGCAGGTCTTTTGTTGTTTTAGATGCAAAAGCGCCTTTCCGTGAAGTGTATATATCCAACTGATACTATAGCTAACCTTTTCCGCAACTTCCCACCAATCTAAAGCTTCCAAGTACCTCAATCTCAATATTTCCCGCTCCTGGGGATCCTTCAGCCGCTGGATTGCATCTTCGATCAACATTGTTTCTTTTTCCAGCCTTTTTATGCTGGCTTTAACCTTGCGCTCATAAGCGTTAACCCGAACCACACCTTCTGCCATCCTGTCTACAGCGTAATTAGAGCGCGGCATACCATCAGGAAGCTTGGGAGCCGATTCTAAAGCAGAGCGCATTTTAGCAAGCCGATCCTGTTGGTTTTCCAGCTCTCTTTTTAGGTATTTGTACCTCTGAAGGCGTTTTTTGGCAATTAGCTCCGGCATGTTATTTTGTAGTCTCCTTAGGCCCAAAGTTAAACTCGTAGTACTTGTTATCCTTGCAATCACCACAAGGATCTTTCTCGAAATCCCCGTCATTGTAATTACAAAAACAACAATCGAAATCTGCCTGTTTCAGGGCATGTTCTAATGCCTCTGCATATTCCAGCAGTGCGGGGATATCCTGGCGGGTTGCAACGATGTAACGAAAATCATTTATTGTATTTGCGTTCCATGGCCAGCCAAAGAGCACATCTCCACTCCTTGATGTAATACCACTAAATGATGGTGGAATAACCCATTCTCCCGGCGTGGCCGCTTCGTACCGCTCCCGGATGGCTTGTAGTTCTTGTTGGTTCATTTGGTGTCACCTGTCTTTCTCAATCGCTCCTGTGAGAAATTCTTATGGGATATGCCATAAGCCAATATTAAGCCATGACGTCCTCTCGTTGCCGCATCTGAAATATAACCAAGGTCAACGATAACAGGGATTGGTGCGTTTTTATTTTCTGCGTATACACTTTCTTCCATCAAGAGTCCCATTTGTCACCTGCTTTCTGCTGGGCCAGAGCGGCCTCAGCTTCTTTGCGGGTTAGGAATACTCTCGCACACTCACGTCCAACTAAATTGCGCTCTAATAATATTTCAAAATCAATACCAAAATTGCTTAATTTCATTGAGTGCACTTTGCCTTGGAGTATGCTTTCATTTAAAATGCTTATCCAATATACCGTATCCCCAAGCTTACACGGCAGCACCGCTAGCTGCCCTTCCCTGTCAGCCTCCGCAAGCTCGGCAGCGCGTTCTGGGCTTAGGCCGGTTGCGCGGTAGGCTTTTAGTTCATTGAGTACCGACACAAATTTAGCGCCCCCTCCTAAAATTCCAAGATCAAGCCTTTGTTTACATGCATTTTAAAATCAAACACATTTTCGAGACCGACCAAAAATCGCAATATCTGCCCCGCATTATTGATAATTATTCGATTGTCGATCAATGTAAAATTAATAGGGCCAATCTTATCCATATTTTTTGCCAGGTGAGCTAATAATTCGCCCATAGGGGAATAGTTTACGCTTTCCTCCGGCTCCTCTTTGGCATTCACACATTCATCAACGACGGCCGCCATGGGGGAAGACGTCAATCTATTCAGCTTTCCGCTGATTGCGCCAACCGATACACCATATTTTGCTGCAATTTCTTTGATTGTTTTACCTGCAGCCTTCATCTGCTGTATGTCAGCATCAATCTCCGGAGTATACTGAAACTTCCTGCTCTTATTGGTATTGCCATTATCAACAACACTTTTGACCTTTTTGGTAACATTTTTAGCCTTTCCAGAATCATCCAATAGCTCATATCTGATCAGAATGGCCTTTATGGCCTCGGGAGTGGTTTCATACAGATCAGCAAGTATGCCTATTTGCTGTTTCCGGTTTTTCGACTGACGATATTCCCGGCAGACCTGATACTCCATTGTGTTCATTGTGTTAATTGTGTTCATTGTTCCGTTTTCATTTGCCATTGTTTCTCCTCCTCCTCGTTCTTTTTCATTTTCGCTAATCTTTTGTAGTCAAACTTCCAAAAGCATTCATCCCGAAAACACCCAGATAAATCTCCATCAGGGTTATGTGTGCAATAACAACAAGAATCATAGCTATGTCGGAGTGCCCACTCCAATAGTTCTATGCGTGTTTTTTGATCCATTGCCTTGCTCCTCTTTTTTATAACCAATCAGGCTTTATTGTCAAAGCTACTTCTGCCGCAAACGCTTTAGCACAGCTATCACATAAACAGAAAGCATATCCGCCGTTTTCAGTAAGCCTGATGCGGTATTCCTTTGATTCCTTGCTGCTTGCACAACTCAAACACTGATCCCCGCCTTTTCGCTCTCTGTCGATAATATCAAACATTAGTTTCTCCTTTCGCCTCTTCTGTGTACCTCGTGGAGGGCAATAAATATTCCTGGCGCTTTTGCCCAAAACTTTTCAACAACCAGGCTGACTATTTTGGCATCGTCCACCCAAAAACCCAAGTCAGTCATAACATCTTGCAGTAGTTTTTGCAGGTTGTCCAAATCTGGCTTAGTATTTCTATATTCGCCATCCTCCCTGATCCCGATCAGCGGGAAGCACCATTTGACCATAAGCCTCAGACAACCATTAAAACGGGTTTCCGGCTTATGTGGCGCCAAGTGGGCCATAAGCTTTGCCCTGGCTTCTTTTAGCTCCTGAGGCTCATAGAACACCGGCTTACCATTTACCACTTTTACCTTTTTCTCCTGATGAGTTTCAGTCGGTGGTACCATAGGGCAAAAAAATCGCAGTTCAACCATCGTAACCCACCCCTTGCCATACACCATCATCTGGATCATATTTAATCAACTGTTTGCATGCTATTAGATCAAAAAGATATTGCAATATTTCCGGCTGAGATATTAGCCATTTTATTATCTTACTTTGACCAATTACAAACTTTTGACCAGGAAAACTATGCTGCAAAGGAGGCATGTTTTTTGCTATCAAAAGTCTCTTGTCTATTGTTCTTCTTGCCATTTGAAAACCTCCTCAATTTTTGGAATATTTCTTTAATTCTGCCAAAAACGGTCGGACATTTTTTTGTCATGGGGTCAGGTGATAGGAATAGGGGACAGGGGCGAGTTCAGAGCCCCCTGTTCCCCCTATCCCTGTCACCATGACTTGTCAGGGACACACCACTATATATGAAATATATAGTGTTTGTCCTCCCTGTTAAAGCCCAGCTAGGAAGGTTTTGGGCTTCGAAGGCTTGTCCGGGCGAAACGCCAGCTAGAAGGGTTTTGGCTTTTTCCCATCTTCTCAAATTTTCCCCAGGGACAAACGTTGATTTTAACGTTTGTCCCTGTTTTTGTCCCTCTCTTTTTTAATAGGGACAAACGTTAAAAATTAGGTTTGTCCTTCGTTTTGTCCTTGTAAACTTTCCCCTGGGACA